TAGGTATTCTATCTATAATTTTATCACCATGAGGGACTATATCATTAACAAAGCGTCCTAAGTCTCGAACGTAGTCTGGATCATTCTGTTCTTCTCCATCTAAATCTATTATCCACTTCTTATTCTTATCATGCGAAAATTTACCACAAGCAGAAGTGTAAGTTTTGTAAACTTTATCATAATTCTCATTGATAAGGTTATCTGTCACTAATTTTAAATTCTGTAAAGCTGTCTTTTTAAAAGACCTTTTATTTAGATTAATTCCTGCACGAGCATTGAACACATTACACAATTCAATAACTTCGGGTTTTATAAACTCCAAGTAATCTAAACTCTTGACAAAGTAAGCCTTGATTAACCTACTGTTATTATTAGTACCATTTACTTTTACACCTTCTTTAGCGTCCTTTTTTCTTTGGATGACGCTTAGAAAGTAGAATTCATCACTGTTGTTCCACTCTAATAACTTATTAATTTGCTTAAAATTATCTACCATAACTAAATTTGTTTTTTCAAATATACAAATAAAAAGTGTCTATGAAAGATATTTTAACAAAAGGTTATTATTTTAATAACAATTCTCTAGCTTCTTTCATTTTTACAATTTTTAGTTTTAATTAATCGTAATAATCACACCCTCATCTGTCAAAAAACATTAAAACGATTTTACGACACGGTACGAACGGTAAGGATTACTTTCTGAATACAACCCTATATTAATGAACATCTCCATATGAATCTGCATATTCAGCAGAAGCTCCAAATTCCACCCCATAATTAAAGATCTTATTTACTTTCCTAACACATTCAGCTAAATCTTTATCAAATTTATTTTTAGCTTCCTCTGTTTTATCTATGTATAAGCTTGCTTCATCATGTACATTCATAATAGGCTTATACCCCTTTTTCATAAGAAAGTACAAAAGGGAAAAATGTATTTTGCTACCAAAATTCTGGTTACAAGCCGAAAATTTAATGTGGTTAGAAGATAAGTATAGCCACATGTTAGTAAAAGGATTAAATACCCACTCTAAACCCCTAACAGTTTTAACTTGCAAAGAGTTTGTAAAAATTTTTACAGCTTTGTTTTTTGACCAGTACGCTGCGTGTAACTTTTCTCCCTCTTTTAAGCTTATGTCTGCTGTTTCTGCTATTTTTTTAGCGGATGCGGAGTAAGTAGCAGCATAATTAGTTGTCTTCGCAGAGCTTCTTATCTTATTCAACTTTTGAAATAGCTTAGACATCTCCTCTTCTGGAATGTCCTCAAAAAACTGAGGGACTTTACCCTCTTTACCTTTTTTATACCACTTAAAGAATTCAGCCTCTTCCTCAGACAACATCCCAGACTCTATTCCAATAGATAAATGTGGGTCATAAGAAGGGTCAGACATTTCTTTTACATACTCAGGGTCTATATCAATAATACAACTCCTCTTAGTCCTATCTTCTAAAGAGTCCAAATCATAGTTTACGAAGTACTTATCTTCAGGGGCAATTAGAACCTTTCTTACAAGTTCACCATAGTCTGAGTCATTACTAGGTAAGTTTACTATAGGTTTAGTATGCTTTACACGCCATGTCTTTGCAATAGAATTAAATCTGGAAGTTACATACCCATCTTCTGTCATAGTGTCTAAGAAGGCCTTTAGATAGCCTCTACGGTGTTGTGCTACACTCATGCCTTGTAAAGCCTCTAGTTCAGGAAAGCCCTCAAACATGCTAGTTATAGAGATACATAGATTTTTATCATCATCCCTTAATTGAGGAACTTTACCATTAGCTCCATCTTTAAACAGTTTAGGCTTCCATTTTTTACTAAATAAGAAGTCTTTTACCTGCTTCGTTGATGAAGGATTAGGCTCCTCATATTTTATTATATATTCTAGCTCTCCTTCGTAATTTTCCGATACCCCATAGTGCTCTGTTAATTTTAACCATTTTTGACCAGAAACCGTTGGGTCTCCATCTTGTTTATATATTGATTTTGGTTTTTTCTTTTTAGCAGTGATCGCTATCTTAGGCATTATTTTTTTAAGCTCTTCTTCTTTCTTTTTTATAATGCTATCTACATATTCAAGGTTTTCTTTACATAGTTCTACGTGAAGCTTTATCTTATTTTCCTCTTGAGCTCTTATAACTTCCCTTATAAAATTACCTAAATTGATAATACCTTCTAAGCCTTCCCTATTTTCAACATACAACTCTTTTAGATAGGCGTAAAAATCCTCCCAAATTATTTGATTTATAGCAACATCAGCCTCACACCTTTCAACATACTCTTCATAAGTAAGGTTCTCCCAATCTGTCATTTCTACTTTATCGACTCCATTTATCTCTTTAGCCCAAGATTCTAAAGAATGAGAGTTTCTTTTAGGGTATAGGTATTGACTAAGGGTTAAAGTATCTACTATAAAAGCATTGAAATCTATATCAGGATACACCTTTTGAAGAGCAGGTTTATCAAAAGAAATAAAGTTATGTCCAACAATAATGTTATTAGGGTTTTCAAAAACTTTTCTAACGTCTTCTTTATTTGGAGTAGACTTAGTTTTCCACCCTTCAGATGTTAAATATCTCACAGACATTACATGCATCTTAGTAAGCACGCCTAAGAACCCATCAAACTCACAATCCACTATATAAACACTATCTAAATCAATCATAAAACTTCTTAATTTTTTAGTTGTTTAAATGTTGAGACCATTATCGCTATCAATACGATCGAAGAAAAGCTAAGCATCATCAGCGATATTTTTGAGATACCTATCATAAATCCATAGAAGGTTATGCTAGACATTATAGTCGATAAAATTAAACTAAGTATAAAGTTAAATATTTTTTCCATTACTTTCCAATTTTAAGCAAATATATAACAATTAGTTGGTTTGTCTTTTTAATAATGTGTTAAAGTTTTTATTTTTTGGCTCATCTACAATTTTTTAATTTGTAGTTCGCCTGTCTTACAGTACAACTTTATTTTAGACTTATAGCCTTTAGGTTGTAACATTGATTTAAGTTTTTGTACTTTAGTGGTTTCCATAACGAGTTTTTCAATTAATCTTTTAACGGTGTTGGATAACTAGTCCCTTTTGTGAACATTTGAGTAGCGGTTCTTAAATAGTTAGAAGTTCCCTTACTTAAATATTCATTCTCTATGATCCTATCTTGTAGCACATCCCACAACTCTTCTAAACCATAAAACATAGATAAGCCTCCTGCAATAAAACTAGCTGATAATACTTGGTTATGTCCGTTATCATCTATTCGGTCTATCAAAGTTTTTATTAATTTTTCACAACGCCTTTTTTCTTTATTTGTGTGTTCCCCTTTTGCTTCTGGTATGTTCTCTGGTATATCAAAAGTGTCTTCTTTATACCCTTTGAGGTCACTGCCTACAGCATTTTCTCTGAGTAAAGCTTCTTCGTCCCAAGAGTTGAACAGTGGTAAAACGCATCTGCAATTACTATAATCAAAACCTGCAAACTTATCTAGGTGATGCGCTATGCCAAAATAGTAATCTTTATATTCGTCTACATTTTTAGGAGCTTTTTCTAATAAAAAAATAAATTTCGCCCCTGTTTTAGAAGGACTAAGAAAAGCAAATATGCAACTTTGAAACTTATTAAACACATATTCTTTTAAGACTTCTGCATATTTTATTTTATCATATTCTAAAACAACAAAAGGTAAAAATTCTTTTATATTAGCATAATCTCTGTATGAACACCTAACAGAAGGTGTGGTGAAAAATAGGCTATCTTGTTTTAATTTATCTTTAAGTTTTAGATTTCCGTTTATTGCCGCCTGCTCAATATCTTTAAAAGCCTCTCTCATCTTCTCTTTAGGGTTCTTTATAGCATTTACAAACTGCCGTAAAGTTATATCGCCCGCAGGCACAACTGATTTAATCCCTTTGTTGTACCAAGAAAATTTTAAATCCATATAATTGCTCATAATTTTCTTTTAGTGTGTTATAGCAAAGTCTGCTTCTGTTTTCACAAATATAATCAAAAATAAAACCCCTGCAAAGCGCAAGGGTTGAAATTAATAATAGTTTAACATTTAAAATGGGACTTCATCATTGCTATTACTAAAATCTGGTGGGTCAAAGGCTGTAGAAGTATTCCCTTGTGGTAAGTCTTTATATGGATTTTCCTGTGTTTGTTTTGGTTTAGAAAAATCTGGTGGTGCTAATTTAGAGAAGGTATCATCTTTTTTGTTTTCAGACTTCATCCTGTTTAACTGCTCTTCTGTAAGCTCCATTTCTCTTATAAACAAGTTTCGGTAAGGTTGATCTGACTCCCTAGTTTTCAATACAAAGTAGAACATATTACCCGTGGTGTCAAAGGATACCTTGCCTTTACTGTCTTCATCTCCCATATAGTCTTCTAGCCAATCGTACCTTTCTTTGTTTACTTTTAAGAACTGTGATACCCCCATCTTAAATGGGTCCATTATGCCAATAATGTAAGAACTTAAAAATTCAAAATGAGAACTGCCGTATATCATGCTAGCTCTAGGTATCATATCATTATTCTTGTCGGCTATTGTGGAAAAACTAGACCTATTAAACTGAGAAAGTAATATAAAATATACATTCTTAAACTCTTTTCTTAATTGGTTTATATAAGCTGTAAGAGTCTCTAGAGGGTCTTCTGACCTATCAGTTTTCTTTAAAAGTAAAACGTGGTCTAAGCTGATAATTACACCCGCTTTATCTTTGTTTAGTTCGCAAAAGTTTCTTGTCATCTCGTAGAACTCTCTGGTAGTTATGCTTTCTTCACACACAAACCTTCTTTTATCTTGGAGTCCTTTGTAGTACCTTTTTACAATCTCTCTTTCTTCCTTGCAGAATGTCACTTTTCTTTTTACCTGTTCTTTTGTTTGTGTCTCTAAGTATTCTATTTAAGAACTTCATTTCCAAACTATATTCCAGAGAAACTATTTCAGAGGCTTCAGGATTGACTTTTTCGTCTAATATTAAATCTAAGGTGTCAAACAGCAATTTAGTTTTACCTACACCACTGTTAGCAGCATAGACAATAACGTCTGAAGGTAAAAGACCTTGTATATGACAGTCAATAAAATCTTGACCTGACTTTATTATAGACCTGTCTCCTTTCTGTAAATCTGTTAAGTAAGAAAACGATTCCTTGGCTAAAGACCCTGCATTTTTAATTCTTGAATCTATTTTTATTTCTTCTGACATGTAATTATTTTTCGATTTTTAAACCTTTGTGTTTCCAATAGTTGTTGACATAGTTTTCATTGTCTTGATAATATGACCATAAAGGAGAGTTTTCTAACTGATATTCCCTAGCAAATCTGTCTGGTGGTGTCCATAAAACATTTTCCGCTTTAGAAGATAAAATGCCTCTTGGGTTTTCCTCTTTGAACTCATTAAACTTTATGTTAAAAGGTCTTTTATCATTTACATCTTCTATATAAGTATCGTTAATGAAGCATTCTAATAAGGCAGCTAAATAATTTTTATATATCTGTGTCTCATTACTGAACCAATGTATTCTTCTTTGCAACTCTTTTTGATTACTTTTTACACTTGTAACCCTTTTGCTATATAGTTTTTTAAGCCACTCTGCTATCTTTTCTGCGTCTTCATCAGGTTTACCATAAGAAGTCAAATCTCTTAATAGCTTGTTCCCTTTTTTAGTAAGTCTGTGTTTACTCAGCTCCGAATCTCCTTTCTTGCCTTTTATCGTATTAATATAGCCGTCCTCATAGGCTTTATACAAAAATTCATCAGTTACTACCATAGCAAGTGTGTTGTCTAACTCAGGTTGGTATTTTAACTGTTTCACTATCTGGAAAATTAAAACATCTAGGGGTGATAATCCTTTATTTTCTGCGTATTCAAAATTAAAATATGCCATAATTTTTCTTGATTTTTTAACTAAATGTTAAATACAGCACCACACCTATGAGCCCCAATAGAATACTAAGTATGAAAGGTATGAAATATGTAGAACTATTTGTAGGTAAACCTGTAACTGGATACCCCGTAAGTTCTGAATAAGCTATATAGTCTTCTTCCTTTAGTTTCTTTAAATAGTCCTTATCAATCATTTAAAAATTGTTTTAAATTAGGTTCAAAATAGTTCTCGCTTTTTAGTATCTTTCCAATAGGCCTTGTATTATCCATTTTACCATTCTGACCATTAATAATAGGTTCACTATTTTCATCTAACTTTGACATGTTTGACCTATGAATTTCTGAAAACACATCGTCTATAATATTTTGCATCCCATGAGAGACAATAGAGCCTAACACTATATATAATGAATCTCCAAGTGCATCTGCAATTTCAATCATATCATTATTTTGACATGCTTCTAGGTACTCTTCATTTTCTTCTCGGAGAAGTTTGAACCGTAATTCATAATCTTGCGGGGATATAAAAGAAGGCTTATCATTATAAGTGCTTTTAAATGCCTTTTGAAAATCTTCTAGTTTACTTAATTGTTCTTTCACTCCTTTAGTGTCTGTTAAATTTTTCGGTTTTTCTTTTTTTCGTGTTAAGCTCTCCCACTCATCGTCCGTATACTTATCTCTTAGATTTCCCATTGTCTTTATTTAAATTGTCAAACATTACTTTTTCGTAATTTATAGTTTTACTAGGGCTAACGCCTAGTACTCCATATTGGTTGTAGTTGTAAACCTCTAAAGTGTTCTCGTCTTTTACCTTTATGAACTGTGTGGGTCTTAAATCTCTCATCCCATACTCGTTGTATCTGTAAACTTTAAAACCCCTCTCAGTCTTTTCTATCGACTTGCTAGGTCTCAGCATTTTTAGACCAAATCTGTTATGATTGTAGATTTCTATATCTTGACCAAAGCCAAGCAAAGGTAGTAAAAATATTAAGAAATACTTCATGTTACTTGATTTAATTTACCATTTGTGACATAAATCTTTGGTAGTGCACTTATAATTTGCTCAATGCTAGATAATTTATCTAAGATACCTTGTACGGAATTTTGGGGCTTTACAACTTGCTCTATATAATCTCTTATACACGCACCTATAGTAGGAAAATAAACAGTCTCTGTTACCTCTTTTGGTTCTGTTTTTTCTGTCTTTCTTCTG